CTTTTATCTCTTCACAGCCTTTACGAACTTTCTCCATATTCGGTTCAGTAATTACTCTGTCTTTGATCTGTCTTAAATTAGCTTGGGACTTGATAGTAACTAATCTTTTGACTACTTGTTTCTGTGGCATCTCTAAGCTAAATATACCACAAGGAGTCTGATCTTTTACTGCTGTCCTAGCTACTATATTTAGAGCTAACTGTGATTTACCACAACTAGTCGGAGCTGAGATTACTACAACTTCACCGGCACCGATCCCGCCGGAACCTAGCTTTTCATCTAAGTGGCTGATATGCGTTTGGGTAACGTCATTGATCCAATCCCCGTTTAGTTGATCCTCAAATTCTTGTTCGAGTTCATCGACTGAACCTTTGATTGACATATCGTCCGAGCTACCCTCGTCAAGTTTAGACAATCCGTTTTCTACTTCACCCCTAATTACAGTAGGGTCTTCTACTTCTTCTTGAGCTTTCTCAAGACCTAGTTTAAAGGTACGCATCATCTGTCTAAGATGCGACTTCTCAGCTACGATTCTAGCTGAACTCATACCCATCAAAGGAGTGGGTAATATCTCCATCAATCTGGCGATTCCGTGCATACCTACTTCCTCAAGGGCGGAGGACTTTTTGAGTTCCTCCACCAATGAGATTTCGGTTAGCGAATCACCACGGATTGCTAGTGAACTGACAGATTTGAAAATTAATTGATGACGATAAATATAAAAGTCATCCGGTTTTAGTTTACTGGATATACTGTCAAAGAAGTCTGTGCTTCCGTCCGCTAGGCAACAAGCGAGTACTTGTTCCTCAGCATCTACATTGTGTGGTATTTTCGATTCGTTCTCTACTATCATTTATATGTTCTTGCATTGACTTGAGACACTGTCCAAGGTATCTCAAGTTATCTCTCTTTTCTTTGGTATCTTCGCTTTCGGTAGCTTGTTTGTGCAAGTAGTTAGCAAGCTCTACTGCATCTGTCATTTGGTCAATTAGTTTCTGAATCATAGGTATTAATATTATCATCTGAGTCTAGTCTCTCTCTTTCGAGCATTCCTAAAATAATTAAGGAATATCCGATAATGTCCCTATAAATATCTTTAACTGTATCACCTTTACTAGTTACCGAAAGTTTCCCGTCTTTACAAAATGCCTTAGCCCTTTGAAACTTATCAGCCATCCGGACGTTGACCCCAATCAAGGGATCAACTCCGAACTCTGCTGACTGATCAAAGTTGGCGAAAGGGTTGACGCACGATCCACCCCCAGTGTAATCACTGTTCTTGTTGCCGGTAACTTGGAGGATGCTTTGCACCTCATCGTTACGGAACTTATCCCACCAATCTTTGTTGCACTTCATTAAAATGGTGCGTCTTCAGTTGCGGTTGCTTTAGCAGTTGCTACCTTCGCTTCTGATACAGCGATAGAGAAGTACTTACCAGTTTTTTCGCTAGTGCGAACCCAAGCAGATAGTTGGTAATCTTTACCATCTACGTTAATAGGACCACGAAAATCTGGTTGACGTTCGTTTTCCTTTTCATTTTTGAACAGAGCACCTCTGTTGTTATTATCGTAATCAGTCATAATATTATTTGGTTATTAGTTATTGATTAAAGGATGTCGGCAAAAGCATCAGTCTTTTTGACTGCTTGTGTGCTCTTGGATTTAGTTGGTTTAGCTACTGACTTAGGTTGAGACTTTCCGTGATCGTTAGTAGCATCGGCGTCTTTGGTATCATCGATACACAGAAGACCGTTTAATGCGTATTTACGAGCATAACTGCTCGCACTTCCCGTTATTTGACTATCGTCCATACCTTTCTTTACTTCTGCTTCACGAGCAAAAGCTGTAGTGGATTCAATCTCTCCCTTGTGGGATTCGTGTAAAGTAGCAGTAGCCTTGACGTAGACTCTGCCACCGACTTCAACTATATCGTCACTAATTGTTAAGTACGCATTGTATTTATTCAATAAAGGCTTTACTGCCTCTAGGATGTCTTCGGCTGATCTGTATTTGTATCCGCCGAACTTGTTAGTCTGACCCTTGGGAGCTTTTAGTTCCGCTTGGATTGACTGTAATATTTTTGGTTCACTCATTGTTTTATGTATTCTTTGTATAAGTTAGTTCGATCTTTCGAGTTTTTACACTCGGTGATTCGCTGTCTGTTTATGCCAAGTTTTAGAAGGATGTCAAGCTGAATATCTTTATTAAAGTTTTTAAACCTTTTATAAAGTTGTCGGTATCCCACTGGGTGCAGCAATCCAGAGCTTGGCTTCTCTAGATAATCAGCTATACTTCTTAGTACAACTGATAGCGAGCACCCCTTAGAATGAGCCGACAATCGGCTGTAAGCGTTTTCTATCTTACCGAGTAGTACATTACCCTCGGAAGAAACAACGCCTCTAATTTGACCAGTTTTGTGGCAGTGATCAACCACCCAGTTTTCATTTGTGCAGTTCAACAAAGGACAAAAAGTTGGTTGATTGTCCTTTCTGTAACTAGCTAATTTACTTTGTGGTATGTATTTCATTCACTTCCATTATTTGAATCGTAGCACCCTTCTTATGCTTGGCGATTCCGTTCTTATCTGGTTTTGATTTAGTTAATTGTTTAATCGCAGTAGCGTGATCTCTAGCCCACTTAAGAGTATACCCTCGGTATTCCGAGGGCATATCAAAGTGGCGGTAAATTATTTCAAATTGCTTCAAAGGAATAAATGATAGTGAATCCTTCGCCGGCGTTCACGCCAAGTACGTTGTAACTTATGTACTCCTCGGCTTCTTCATTAGTCATATCCGATTCGCACATAAACTGCTCGACCATTCTGTAATGATCGTAAACAAGGTTGCCCTTGTGGTCTACGCCGATGACGGCGTAATCTAAACCATCGAATCTGATTGCATCTTCGTTGGCTTGTTCAATGTATAGATCTATATCTGGGTTTTCCATAATTATTTCTTTGGTTTGTACATCCTCTCTTGCCAATAAACTTTAGCTGAAAGTTTAGCACATTCTAAATAGTAATCGAACTCCCCTTTTGTCCATACTTTGTGATAATGGTTGGCGGTATTCGTACAGATACATACTGAACGAATCTCTGGGTAGTAATCTAGCTTCAGTTTCTTTGCAAGCATTACGCTCTCGATTGCAAGTTGCTTACAATCCTTTCCGTAGAACTTGCCCTTGCCATCACAACTTCGGCACTTGTAGTCAGCCATAAATACTTTGCCATCTTTCACTCCGATGAAGTCAATGCTTCCAGCAATCTTAAATCGGCGATCAGATACAATATATTCGCAGTCG